ATTGTTAAGTACGCACAGCAGCAAGGCATTTTTGTTGTACTGATTGACAGTGAAAACGCACTTGACGAAACATGGCTACAAGCACTAAAAGTAGACACAGACGAAAGCAAGCTTCTTAAACTTAACATGGCAATGATTGATGATGTTGCTAAAACAGTTAGTACGTTTATGGAAGACTACAAAGCAATGGCGGAAGAAGATCGTCCTAAAGTATTGTTTGTAGTTGACTCACTTGGTATGCTTATGTCACCAACTGAAATGGACCAGTTCCAAAAGGGTGATATGAAAGGTGACTTTGGTCGTAAGGCAAAGGCACTAAAGGCACTTGTAACTAACTGTGTGAATATGTTTGGTTCATATAATGTAGGTATGGTTGTTACTAACCACACTTATGCATCACAGGATATGTTTGATCCAGATGACAAGATCTCAGGTGGTTCGGGCTTTGTGTATGCAAGCTCTATGGTTGTTGCTATGAAGAAACTTAAACTTAAAGTAGACGCAGACGGCAACAAAACATCACAAGTACATGGTATTCGTGCAGCGTGTAAAGTAATGAAAACACGTTACAACAAACCGTTTGAAAGTGTACAAGTTGAGATTCCATATGAAACAGGCATGGATCCGTATTCGGGCATGTTTGACTTGATGGACGCAAAAGGATTGCTAGAAAAGAAAGGCAATCGGTACGAATATGTTATGAGTACTGGTGAACCTATTCTAGAATTCCGCAAACGTTGGACAGGAGATCTACTTGACAAAGTTATGGCAGACTTACCAGCTAAAGAAGCACAAGTTGCAAAACTAGCAGCTGACGCAGCTAGAGCAGCAGAAGAAGCAGAACTGGCTGCTCAAGATGCTGAATTGGTAAATACCGAAGATAACTTAGTTGAGGAATAATGTAATATGAACGAAGAAATAGCAGCCGATTTGTGGAACTTGTTTAAAGAATATCTAGATAAAAAACATGTTGAAATGGCAGCAGAACGCTATGTCGATATGTTGGCTGACTATGGAATGTCCGAAGTTCAGTTACAGGATATGATGGGTAATAGTAAAAGACTTGATACTGCTATTCAATATTATTTAGAACTAGATCAGAGCGAAGATGATGAAGATGAATGGGATGAATAATGGGATGGTATAGTCAAGTTAGTCGAGACATATCGGAAATACCTAACGCAATACAACACTTTGAGAACGAGTTGGTAACAGCTCGTTCTGAAGTGAAACTTAAAGGCAATGTAGAACGTGCTGCTGCCGAGATGCCAGGTATTGTTGAACACCGGTTCAATCAACTTCAAGAGATTGAAGCTATTCTTGAATATTTAAATATCGAGTTACGCAAGTTGCGTAGCTCGTTTTTTAAGAAGTATCTAGAAAACTATCAACGTGCATTAAGTAGTCGTGATGTAGAAAAATATGTCGATGGCGAAACAGATGTATGCGACTACGAAAAGATTATTAACGAGTTTGCATTGCTACGTAACAAGTGGTTAGGTGTACTTAAAGCACTTGATCAAAAGCAATGGCAGATTACAAATGTAGTTAAGTTACGAGTAGCAGGCATGGAAGATGCAACATTATGAAACAAGTATACAACTATTGGATGCCTGATACTGATAATCATTTTGAAAGATTGATTACCAAACGTATTAACAATGGCGGCCCTGCACAATATCAAGATGATGTAAGAGATGAAGCATACAAATATGTAAGAGACTTTGATATTGCTATTGATATCGGAGCCAATGTCGGATTATGGGCAAAACCTCTTACTGAAAGATTTAAACGTGTAATAGCATTTGAGCCACTTGAACAAGTGTATAGTTGTTTAGAAAGTAATGTAGCAGGATTAAACGTAGACATACATAAACATGCATTAGGAAACGTAAACGATTTAGTTGAAATGGTATACGATCCTGAAAACACTGGCGGAAGTTTTGTAAGCAATATAGGACAAGGTAGTATTAATATCAAACGACTAGACGATTTGAATCTTCCTAAGTTTCGCCTATTAAAGATAGACTGCGAGCGACACGAACTTGAAGTACTCAAGGGTGCAATGGATACAATACTAAAATACAAACCTATTATTGTATGCGAACAACAAGCTGATACTGACGAATGTGCTGGTCTATTTTTAAAATCGTTTGGTGCTC